GAGGTCCCCGCGCCGCCTGCCGAGCCGGTCAGCCGCCCGGGCGATCTCTGGCGTCTCAGCCAGCACCGGCTGCTCTGCGGGGATGCCACCGTGGCAACGGATGTCGCGCGGCTGTTCGCCGGCGCGCGTCCGCACCTGATGGTGACGGACCCGCCCTATGGGGTCGACTACGATCCGGCCTGGCGCAACGAAGCCGGCGTGTCGGCGACGGGCCGCACCGGCAAGGTCGCAAACGACGACCGCGCCGACTGGCGCGCGGCTTGGGCGCTCTTTCCCGGCGACGTCGCCTATGTCTGGCACGCGGGCGTGCATGCCCGCACGGTCGCCGAGAGCCTGGACGCCTGCGGCTTTGCGATCCGCGCTGAGATCGTCTGGGTGAAGCCGCGCTTCGTGCTCGGCCGCGGCGATTATCACTGGCAGCACGAGCCGTGCTTCTACGCGGTCCGCAAGGGCGCGAACGGACACTGGCAGGGCGGGCGTGACCAGTCGACCGTCTGGCCCATTGCCGCGGCCGGCGCGGAGGACGAAGCAACCGTACACGGGACGCAGAAGCCGGTCGAATGCATGCGTCGGCCGATCGTGAACAACAGCGTGCGCGGCGACCTCGTCTATGAGCCGTTCGCGGGATCGGGCTCGACGCTGATTGCGGCCGAGTCGGTCGGCCGCGCCTGTCTCGCCATCGAGATCGACCCGCGCTACTGCGATGTCGCAATCGAGCGCTGGCAGCGGTTCACCGGCAAGTCGGCGCTGCTCGACGGCAGCGACCGCAGCTTCGACCAGGTCCGGAGCGATCGGCGCGCGGCATGAAGCAGAGCCGTTTGATGTCGCTGGTTGAGTCGATCGCCAATGTGGCGGTCGGCTATGGTCTTGCGCTTGTCACGCAGCTCATCGTGTTTCCCTGGTTCGGGATTGCGGCGTCGCTTGCCGAGCACCTGGCGATTGGGGCGGCCTTTAGCGGTGTGTCCATCCTGCGGTCGTACCTGCTGCGCCGGCTGTTCGAGCACTGGCGCGTTCGGCGCGAAGGGAGCGCGGCGGCGCCATTCCGATCATGAAATGATCAAGAGCGGCCCATCAAAGCAACCGAATGCTGATTATTCGCTTGGCTGCGGGTCAAAGCAGCGCCCCTATGTCGCCATCACGATGGAGATGGCGATGACCAGGACGATCCTTCCGACCGCCAATGAAGCCTGGGGCTTCTGGGGTACCTGCGGCCACAACGGTTACGACCAGGCCATGGCCTGGGAAGCAGCAAGCGATGCTCTGGCGACGGCTTTCGATCTGACGCCCGAGCAGGTGCGCGAGCTGCTGGACGCCCGCTTCGGGCGGCATCTCGCCGACGATTTGAGCTTCATTCCGGGCGGGCCGGTGAGCCGGGAGGCGATCGAGACTCACATCATGACGCGCCTTGCCGATCGGCGCTGGCGCAAGTGGTTTGAGCAGGCGGTTCGCGAAGCAAGGAGTGCCTGATCCTTTGCGCTGCCTCCCGCCTCAGCCCCGCGTCGCCGCCCGCGCGACCGGGGCTTAAGGCAGTAGGAGGGCAGCGATGGTCGCTGCCCGACTACGCATGGAGCCATCCATGGCACTTTCCGATACGCAGCTCGTCGTGCTTTCGGCCGCCTGCCAACGGCCGCACGCCAACGTCTATCCGCTTCCTCTCAAGCTTCCGGGCGGTGCTGCCGCCAAGGTGCTCGCGAGCCTCCTCAAGAAGGGTCTGATCGAGGAGGTTGAGGCCAAGCGCGAGGACACCGTCTGGCGCGAGCACCGAACGCGCAGGCACCTTACGTTGCGCGCAACGAAGGCTGCTTTCGAGGCGCTCGGCATTGTCGAGGCAAGCGAGCCTGGTGCGGCGGATGCGGGCGGCGAAGGAGGCGACGATCTGGTCCGATCGACGGCACGCAAGACCGAGAGCTTCGATGCGAATGACGCCGCGGGCGCTGCTGTTGCACGAGAGGAGGCCCTCAAAGCCAGCGCCTCCGACGACCTGGTTGACGAGACCGAGGCGAGTGCCAAAGCGGCAACGCCAGAGGGAACGGAAGAAACCAAAGACGGGGCGCGTGCCCCGCGCCGCGTGCGCGCCGACAGCAAGCAGGCCAAGCTCATCGAGATGCTCGAACGCCCCGAGGGCGCGACCATCGAGGAGATCGCCAAGGCTTTCGCTTGGCAGCCGCACACGGTGCGCGGGGCGATTGCCGGCGCGCTCAAGAGGAAGCTCGGCCTCAACGTTGCGTCGGAAAAAGATAACGTCCGCGGACGGGTCTACCGCATTATCGAATGAGCGAAGCCCTCACTCATGACCAGGATTGAAGCAAGTCGCCGCCCGCAAGGTCGGCGACTTTGCGCGTGGTCGATCCAGCGACAAATGCCATGCAGGGAATGAGCGAGCGGCAATATGCGGCCCATGCCGGCATCTCGCGCGGCGCCGTGCAGAAGGCGCGTGCCGCGGGAAGGCTCGTCATGTTCCCCGATGGCTCGATCGACGCCCAGGCGTCCGACCTTCGGCGGACTGCCACGACCGATCCGAGCAAGCAGCGCGCGCAATCGGGCAAGCCAGCGCGCCTTGAGCCGGTCCCGGAGTCGGCGGTCGGCTCGGTGCGCGAGACGCTGAAGGAGCAGGGGCTGCCTGCGGGCGGCAACGTCACCTTCGTGCAGGCGCGCACGGCGCACGAGATCGCCAAGGCGCATCTGGCGCGCCTCAAGCTGCAGGAGCGCCGCGGCGCGCTCGTCGACCGGGCCCGGGCCACCGCGCTCGTCTTCCGGCTTGCGCGCGAGGAGCGCGATGCGTGGGCGAACTGGCCCGCACGGGTCGCGGCGCTGATGGCGGCCGAGCTCGGCGTCAACGCGCATGCGATGCAGAAGGCGCTCGAAGCCCATGTCCGCGCGCATCTTGCTGAGCTCGCCGAGGTGAAGCCGGAGTTTCGCTGAAGCGCCTTGGATGACCTCTTCGCCTTCGAGGGCGCGGATGAGCTGTGGCAATGCTGGCGCGCGGGGCTTGCCCCCGATCCGGCGCTCACCGTCTCGGAATGGGCCGACCGGCATCGGGGCTTAAGCCCGCGCGCCTCGGCCGAGCCCGGCCGCTACCGCACCGACCGGACGCCCTATATGCGCGCGATCATGGATGCGCTCTCGCCCGCGCATTCCGCGCGCCGCGTCGTCGTGATGAAGTCGGCGCAGGTGGGTTTCACCGAGGGCGGCAACAACTGGGTCGGCTACGTCATCCACCATGCGCCGGGGCCGATGCTCGCAGTGCAGCCGACGGTCGAGCTTGCCAAGCGTTTCTCGCGCCAGCGCATCGATCCGCTGATTGCCGAGAGCCCAAGCCTGCGCGAGCGGGTCAAGCCCGCCCGCGCCCGCGATGCCGGCAACACGGTGCTCTCGAAGGAGTTCCCGGCCGGGCTCCTCGTCATCACTGGCGCCAACAGCGCCGTCGGCCTGCGCTCGATGCCGGCGCGGTATCTCTTCCTCGACGAGGTGGATGCCTATCCGCCCTCGGCCGACGAGGAAGGCGACCCGGTCGCGCTCGCGGAAGCCCGCACGCGGACCTTCTCGTGGCGCTCCAAGGTCCTCATCGGCTCGACGCCGACGATCCATGGGGTGTCGCGGATCGAGCGCGAGTACGAGGCCTCCGACCGGCGGCGCTACTTCGTGCCGTGTCCCCGCTGCGGGGCCATGCAGTGGCTCAAGTTCGAGCGGCTGCGCTGGGAGCAGGGCAAGCCCGAGACGGCCCATTACCTCTGTGAAGCGTGCGAGGGGCGGAACGAGGAACACCACAAGACAGCCATGCTCGCGGCCGGCGAGTGGCGCTCCACCGCCGTGCCGCAGGATCCAGGCACGATCGGCTTCCACATCTCGGCGCTCTATTCACCGGTCGGCTGGCTGTCCTGGGCGGATATCGCCCGGCTGTGGGAAGCGGCCAGCACCGACGAGGCCAAGCGCAGCTTCAAGAACGGCGTACTGGGCGAGACCTGGGTCGAGACCGGTGAGGCGCCCGACTGGCAGCGCCTCTATGAGCGGCGCGAGACCTGGCCGCTCGGGACCGTCCCGGACGGCGGCCTGTTCCTGACGGCGGGCGCCGACGTCCAGAAGGACCGCATCGAGGTCTCGGTCTGGGCCTGGGGCCGAGGCCTCGAGAGCTGGCTCGTCGACCATCTCGTCATTGATGGCGGGCCCGAGCGCGCCGAAGCCTGGGCGAGGCTATCGGCGCTCCTCAATCGCACCTGGCCGCATGAGCCGGGGGCCTGGCTCGGCCTTGCGAAGCTCGGCATCGACACCGGCTACGAGGCACCGGCGGTCTATGCCTGGGCCCGCGCCCACGGCTTCGCCCAGGTGGCGGCCGTCAAGGGCGTCGAGGGCTTCAACCGGGCGGCACCCGTGACGGGTCCGAGCTATGTCGACGTCACCGAAGGCGGCCGGAAGCTGCGCCGTGGCGCGCGGCTGTGGACCGTCGCGGTTGCCACTTTCAAGAGCGAGACCTACCGCTTCTTGCGCCTTGCCGCACCGACCGATGAGGAGCTTGCCGCGGGCGCGACCTTCCCGGCGGGCTACGTGCATCTGCCTCGTGGCGTCGAGGCCGAATGGGTCAAGCAGCTCGTTGCCGAGCAGCTCGTCACCGTCAAGACCAAGCGCGGCTTTGCCCGTCTCGAATGGCAGAAGCTGCGTGAGCGCAACGAGGCGCTCGACTGCCGCGTCTATGCCCGCGCCGCCGCCTGGATTGCGGAGGCCGATCGCTGGACGGAAGCCATGTGGCGCGATCTGGAGAGGCAAGTGGGCGCGGCCGCGGACAGCGATGAGGGCCGGAACTCACAGGATGCGCCCGATGAGGCCTCCGATGCGCAAGCAAGACCGGTCGCCGGCGTGGTCCGACGCGGGCCTAAGCGCCACGGCCGACGCGTGTTTCGGTCGAGCTACCTGAGCTGAGTCCCCATGACCCTCGAAGAGTTGATCGCGCAGCGCGAGGCACTGCTGGCCGCGCGGTTCCGCGGCGTGCGCACGGTCGAGGTGGACGGACGCCGCGTGACCTATGCGTCCGACGCCGAGATGGCGGCCGCCATCACGGATCTGGAGCGCCGGATCGCCGCGGTTCAGGAGGGTGGCCGCAAGCGCCGCATCCTCACATCGGCCTCGAAGG